CAGCGGCGTACCTTGTTGGCCCCACGGGAATGTGTACAGCACAAAGGCTAGCGGATCATCTTTCAGGCTGGGGGACCACAACCTTGCCATCAACTCCATCTCGTCCGATGCGCTATAGATTGGCGCTTGCATTAGCGTTTAGTCTTCTGAAAGTCCGCTATGTCTTTTTCCATCAGCTTATGGATTGTTTGTTCGCGCGCCATTGCCGCTTCCGGCGTTTTGTACGACGGGAACTTAATGCCTGACTTCATAGCCAGCCGCACCGCTGTTGGAATGTCGCGCTCTTGCCCATGCCAGTATGTTGGTATCAAAGTCTCGCCTTGCGGCAAACCAACAACCGCACCCTTAAACGTAGTCAGGCTGCCGTCAGCGTTCTTCTGATACATCCCTGTTGCTAAGTTGCGCCGATGGTAATCCAAGACTTCCTGTTCTTCGGGTGTTAATTTGTCTGGCATTGGTCTGTTCCTCTATTGCGGGCAGTTCAGTGTACAGCCCTTCGATGACGCGCGTCTGTGCTTTTTCCAGCGCGCCTGTAATGCTTATCTGTTGGTCGATGTTCACGTCAATCTGCTGCTTGGCTACCCAGCCGTGTTGATGCTTCAGTATTTCCAGCGCAGCCTTAGCGTCGCCATCGCGCGCAGCTTCGTACATGGTCTTGCCGGCGGTGTATTCACCGTCAGTGCGTCCTTTGATCTCAGCCATCTCCACCAGCGGGTCAGACTCCGCCAACACGCGGAACTGCCGCGGGGTCATGCCAGCGGCCATAGCGAGGCTATCACCTTTTAGCCCGTACTTGGCAGCTTCATAGATTGCCTCTAGCCGCGACTCGGTGGCCTGCGTCCGCTCTGGTGTAAATGGCAGTGAGTAAAATGTCATTGGGCGTACTATAGTGTGTTGCATCTTAATATGCAAAAAAATAAAAATTGTCTGACACCAACATTTAGAAATAAAAAAAATTGTTTGCGACCCGTGACCGTGTCAGTCACGCGGCGCTCGGCCCTGCCACCCCCCACCCCCGGCTCGGAGCTATTGAGAATGATTCGCAGTAGCAGATTCCTGAGTGGCCTTTCCCTTATTGATAATGACTCGCATTAAGAAAAACATATTGCTGCCTGCTAATGCGAATGAGTCGCAATAACATATGGGCTGCCAGCTTGTTGCGAATCGTTCGCAATAAGATAGGTGTGTTAGTGTATTAACACAGCAACAGACGTCATATTGCCATGCTGCGCCAAGTCACCCGTGAATGCTTGACGTTAACGTCAACCATGAGAACAAACGTAGGTGTGTTACTGTGTTAATACACTAAGGGACGTCATTTTTTTTCAAAACGTAAGTTGCGCCAGAATATGCGTATGCGAACCATATAGGTTATAATTATTATATCTTTAGCTAACTACAATAATCATGACTATTTGACGTCCGATTAGTCGCGGCGCGCAGACTTCCGCCATTTTTAGGGACGTCATTTAGGCCGCTTTTGATGACGTCCCCGATGACGTCCGATGACGTCCGAAACGTCCGCCGATCAACCGCCGATCAACCGCCCGGCGACAGTTGCCATTTGGTAGTCATTTGGCGCTTTCCAAATGACGTCCCGAAACAATAGAACATAAACAGAACGCAGTAAGAACAAAACTTTTTTTATCTGCAACACAATTTGTTGTTGACACTATTTTAAGAGGGCAATATAAGAGGGCATCGACAACGCACTGGAGCAAAACTAATGCAAAACTATTTCGATACATTAAACGACGCACTGGCTAGCGAAAGCTTGTTAGATATATGGCCTATCACTGCCAGCTTGCCATACGGCGCGACTATCGGATTCGCTAGCGCGGGCCGTTGGATATCAATTTACCGCGACGGCGTCACCGGGCAATACGAACGCCCGGTGCACTATGCAACACAAATGGCCGACACTGGCATAATTCATTTATAATCAATCAACACAAAATAGGGTGAGAAACTATGACTGTTAAACTATCCAAAACTAGCAAGCTTGACGGCGTAAAATCATGGTCGTTGCAAGCCGTCAAAACTTGTCCAGGTTCAATCGATCCTGCCACCGGCGGATTAGTGCCAGCCTGCCAAGGCTGCTATGCAATCGGCGGTAATTATCTATTTCCTAATGTTGTCGCGCCGCGCGAATTTAACCAACAAGACTGGAAACGCGATGCATGGGTTAGCGATATGATAGACGCGTTACGTAACGATCGTTACTTTCGGTGGTTCGATAGCGGCGATATGTACGACGTACGGCTTGCAAAGAAAATATATTTAGTAATGCTAAATACGCCCGACGTTAAGCATTGGCTACCGACGCGCATGCACAAATTTTCTAAATTTACGGCTATTCTTGCGGCTATGCAAGCCTTGCCTAATGTTATGGTCCGCCCGTCGTCCGATAGCGTCACTGGCGACTATACGCCCGGCGTTCACGGCTCGACAATTGTGCCAAGCCTAGACGCGCCCGACGGCGTCACAATCTGCCATGCTGCAACTAATGAAGGGAAATGCGGCCCTTGTCGCGCGTGCTATTCTAAGGACGTCGCGGTTATTGGTTACGTCGCGCATGGCCAGAAAATGGCAGGCGTCGTCAAGCGCGCGCTAGCCGCGTAAACTAAACTTGAAAGGATATATCATGATTAACAATTGGACGGCTTGGGCGATCTTAACCGACGGGCAACAGATTGCTTGGCCTAAGCTTAGGCAAGGGCAAGCAAAATGGCGCTATGATTTTCTCAAGCGCGGTATGTTGTACCGCGGCGTCGCGATCAAAAAATGCGGATATCTGCAAAACGATGAAAGGAAAGTATTATGACTATTAACGAAAACGATCAACGCGCGTACCGCGCGCGCGACGCTATCGACCTATATAATGCCCGGCGCGGCTATCAATCAAGCTTAGGGGAAGCCGTATGTGATTTAATTGCAGACTTGTTGCACCTAGCAGGCCAAAACGACCTAGACGTTGAACGCGTGCACAATATGGCGATACAACACTATCTAGAGGAAAAGCTTTTGGATTAGCGCCATATTAGCCGCGCGATCGTTACCGCGCGGCGTTTATGGCGCTAATGCCAATAACAGTACAGTAAAGGATAATACAATATGTCACGTACACTAAACACTATCGCCCGCGACATTAGCCGCGACTGGCCTAAGCCTTATTTTGGCGCGGCGCCCTATCTAGACGCTATGCATAGCCTGCAAGCGATCACTGATAAATACTATTACGACGATGCAGAAAGCGTCGTACGCTATTTTCTGGCCAACGCTACGACTTGGAAGGGCGAAACCGCCCGGTCGATCAAAGCCGAGCTTAAAACGCTATTGAAGGGCGCCTAGATCATGATCGCGCACGCCCTATCATTAATAGGCTTTGGCGCCGTTTTGGCGCTATCGTTAACCGCTATTTATCTTACTTTGAAAGGACAATAAATTATGCCTAGTTTTGACTATCAAGCCGCCGCGCAAGATCGCAACCGCCGCGCTAAGATATTACGCAATGCTGCGCCTGACCTATTGGCCGCACTGGACGCATTGATTGCGGATTGTGAGGCTCACGGCCTGACCGATAACGACGCGCACCTACGCGAAGCACGCGCAGCAATCACTAAAGCAAAAGGAAACTGAACCATGACTAACTACACTAAAACACGCATTACTCCGCTTTCACTAGGCAATTTTGGCGGCGGACATTGGCAATATGTCGATATGTCGGACAACAGAAAATCACCTGTTGGGCCGGTATATAAAACCAAAATGGAGGCTTTAGCAGACTTAGAAGGCTATGCGCGGCGCGGCGGATGGGTCATTAACTACAGCAAAAGGAAACTGAACCATGACTAACAAACAGAAAACAACACTCCAAGAAATCTATTTCGACCTTTGCGACCTAATCGACAGCGGCGAAACGGACGACATAGTAATTAGCGAACCAGCAGAATTTGAGACGCTGCGCGAGTTTTTGGTGGAGCAGCGGAACAAGCTGCTGCCTTTTACAGCATACGAAGGGAACGCATAACATGACCCAAGATAGAACTTATCTCAGAATGTTGTCAGACGCAGAACTAGTCCGCACGGCATTAGACCGCAACCATGAACTAGCTGTTGTGCTGGCGGAACGCCTTGCCGAACTGCTAAATGTTGAGGCAGAACTAGCAGACGCAAAGGCGGAGATCGAGGACTTAGACAAGCACTGGACTAGGAGCAGGGAGGAAGCCAATGCCCTAAGCGCCGAATTAGAGGCTATCTACACCCTGACAACCAAATGACCGCGCTATTGGCTGGCGCGGCCCTATTCCTATTAACCTTATTATTGGAAGATTGACCAATGAACCAAATCATTAAGACACCCCAAGCGGCCCCAATGGGGCGCAAATATCGCGTATCATCCGAAAGCGCATGGCCGCTGCGCGACCTAAACGGAAAGACGTGGGCCGAGCGCCGCAAAGAAAAGGAGCAAGGCAAGTGAGCCGCCCGATGTTTTATCCGATGGGAACGCTAGCCATTGGCGAGGTTGGCACCATGCCAGCCACCGAAAAGGGCCATGCCAAGCGCACCAGCCGCAACGTCAGTCAATACGGCATCCGTAACGGCAAGTCGTTCAAGTGCCGCACAGTGAACGGCGTTACGTTCATAACCAGATTAGGATAATCAAATGACTGATGACCAAAAAGCGGTGGCACTGGTGAAAGAGGTGCAAGCGGAGCGGGCGCACACCGGCAACCCGTGGAACTCACCAACCATTTTAAGTGAGGCTTTATACCGTGCCGTAGGTTTGCGTGCGCCAGTATGCGGAAATGAACGCATAGACGCACTACGCAAACGTGAAGCCGTGTGCTGGGATATGTCCGAAGTGTTCCTACACGCCAAGGACGCGCACGGCCTGCATGACATGGGCGTTGAAATACAAGGCATTCAATGGGCGATCCGCGAACTGAAAGGAGTGTTAAACAAATGACCGACCAAAATGGATATATGAAACTGACACGCATTCCAGCAGTGCGGTCATCTAAAGACCCGAACACCTTTACCAACCACCTGACCACCGCAAGCGGCGGAATAGGCGACAGGGTGACAGATGAAACCGCCACGCATTACATGATGCATCACTTTTGGATCGAGGAGAAGAAATGACGATGTTTTTATTGTTCACCTACGTCATAGGCGCAGCATACATATGCGGAAAGGATTAACCATGACTGACAAAATAAACTACCGCATCGACCCCAAGACGGGCCGACCATTGCACCTCTTTGGAGACCGCGCTGTTGTCCTGAATGATGACGGCTCGACAGTTACAGAGCACTATGACGAAAACGGCAGACTTTACAGAACCAGTTACAAGTCTGTCCCCTACCCTAAAGATTGGACACCAGAATGACCGATGAAGAAATAGACGCCTTTGAGAACTACGACCAACGCGCAGAGGCTACGCTGGCCTATCGCCTGATGGAGCATCTAGCCTTTAGGGGTTTGATAACTGACATCGAAGTGAGCAACTTGCGCTTCCCACCCTGCGAATTGATCTTAGACGCTGAAGAAGCATGGGACGAATAACTAATTGAAAACAAAAGACAATAAAAATAATTATTTCATAAGTCATTGAAAACAAAGGAAAGAAAGTTATTGACATACCCTCAAACTCTGCTATAATGAGTTATCAAGACGGGAAACCGCCTTGATGGTTCTTTGACATTGATAGAAGGAAAGTGGAGCATGACACTAAAAGACCTACGCACACGCGCTGAAGCCATCGGCATCCAGATTAAAGCGGAACGCTTCAGCGTCCCGATTGAAGGTAGCCTCTGGGGTTACTGGCTGGTTGACGAAGCGACAGGTAAAGGCCCGTGGGACGATGACAACTACTGTGCCGATAAAGATGAGTTATCGGATGGGCTGGCTGCATTGGAGATAGAGCGGGCAGCCGCCATACCAAAGTGGACGGCGCAACACAAAGCTGACTTGGCTGCATTAGCTGCAGGGAAAAGCGTCCCCGTTAGGTGGCGCGTTTTCTAAAATAAAAAACCCCCGGCGGAGTGAGACGCCGGGGGTTTAATCAGGTCAGCGGAGCATTGCCAACCCTAACAGTATATCATCGCACTATATCAGATGTCAATTCTTACCGATGTTTGGAATAATGCTGTTCTTAGGCAACTCTTCCGCCATGCGGCGCAACTCTGATTTGTTGTGCTTCTGCAACGCCTCTGGCGCGGCAAAGATATGTTTTTTGTTCATATAGTCTTTTGAATTGATACGCCCCACGTCAATCCAGCCAGCTTCCTTTAACGCATGAAGCAATGCAGCTTGTGGGACTTTGACACCGGCTGGCACGTTGATCGCCAGCGCGTCACAGATACGATGGAACGGCCCACCGATGACACCAGAGGCAAACACGCCCGACCGCAGCCGCATCATGTCCACAAGGTAGCTTTCCGCTACGCTCATACCATGCTCGACCATGTTCAGCTTCCATTCGGTCACTGGCGGCGCAGCAGCAGGGTTGAACGCCGACACGTCGCGCTGGTGCAGCCAAGCGGCGCACTTCTCATAGCCACCCGCCTTATACCAATCCCATAGCGCCTTGGCTGCGGGCACTGTCATGCGCGGTGCGCGTGTCCAGACGCAGAACCAGCGGCGATCCTGTGTTGGCAGGGTGATAGGCAGCGGATCGTTCGTATAGGCGACCACCATCAGGCGGTTAACCAACTCGTAAGGGTGCATCCCTTTACGATTGACGGACAGCGTCTCAGGCGGCGCAGCGATCAGCGGCTTTAGCTTATTAGCCATAGCGCGGCGCTCTCTTGCCTCTGGTTCCTTTAACTCGTTCAGGATGACTACTTCAGCCTCAAGCGCATAACCCCATTGGCTATCCAACCCACCGGCTTCGATGACTGACCTGTTGCGCCAATGCTTACCACCCAGCGCCCACAAGAACGGCTGAAACATACTATCCTTGCCCGCGCCTTCATCGCCACCGATAAGGATTGCATGGTTAATCTTGATGTTGGGGTGCTGTATCTTGAACGCCATAGCGTCAAGGATATGATCCAACTCGACATCGTCCGACACCAGATTGCGGCAATGTGCCAGCCAAGGCTCAACGTCATGATCTGCGATTGTGTCGCTAAGGGCTACATCAGGGCGGGCGTTTGTCCACCTGTTGCCGTAAACCAACCCGTCGCGGGTCACCAGAACGTCATCGCCAGCGGCAAACGTCACCGCTGCCAGTGCAGGCGCACCGCGCTCTTGGCGGCGCTCGTCAAAATAGATGGACGACTGCACGCGCTGCGTCTTTTTGTGGATAGATCGGCAGTCAATGTGACGGAACAGAGCATTAAAGACGTTGCGGGCTATCTCTTGACGGGTCACCATGTCGAAATAGCAGTCATCAGACTGGATGTAAGCGAAACGCTCGAACCATTCGCTTTGTTCCAGCCGTCCTGCTTCTTTCTTTTCGACCTCACGCACGCGCGCTGCGGCTTCATCAGGGAAGGCTTGCGTCGGTGCTATCTTGTCATACATGGACGCCATGCGTTCAGCGATTAGTTCGTCACGCAAGCCCGGCGTTACCTTCGGGCCACCTTGGTCGGCTACCCAATCAAGGAACGTGCGGCTGTCTAAATCTTGGCAGTGTCCATGATAGCAGCAGAACGAACGATCCAGCGGCTTGTAACGCGCCTCGATCATACCATCGCTATGGTGTTCATGGTTAGGGCAGACGATAGCGCACCAGCCGTCAGCATTGGGCGCGCTCAGGACTAGGTTGTTTTCGCTTAACCATGTCAGGACATTGTCCAGCCCACTGTCGCGCAAATGCACAGCCTTAAACTCTGCGGTGTCGCCTTCGGCTGGCGTGACTTCCAGCGCACTACAAATCTGCTCTAATGTGTATTCACGCTCAGGGTGGAACTCGACCAGCCGTGCGGGGAAGCTGCCGCGCCCGCGCTTCATGTTGACGCTGCCGGGGATACGACAGTTGCGAACGGCGTTAGTCGCGCCCGGATCAGTGTAGCCGGCGTCTGCGATAGCTTTGACAGCCGCGCAGAAGTCGCCCTTGTTTGGTTGTTCGTTGAACGCATAGCCCCACTGGAACGAACCTTCGCTGGTTTCCAGTATCCATGTCGGCGCAAGCGGCGGTGTCTTAGACTTTGTGCCTATGTCATCCAGCATCATGAACAGGACGAACTCGACGTTGCTCGACTTGGCAGCGGGCTTGCCGTCTACAAAGCGGTCAACGACGAACGATCCTGTGTTGATATACCAAGCCTCGCCTTCTTTAATGCGGGCCTTTTCAGGTAGGAATGCAGGGAAGGTGGCTTTCGGCGCACCATCTGCGTGAAAGATAAAGTTGCCTTCGCTGTCATGCGTGGGCTTCTGACGAACCAATAGAGCCGTCTCGCCTACTGTATCAGTAGCCAATCCGGTTATATAGTCTATAAACTTCGTGCGATCCTCACTCATCGCTTGCTCCTTATTTTCCATAACGATCCATGATAGCCACTTCAGCGTTCAGGGGAAGCCCTGTTGCCCAAGGTGGCGGCGTACACATTGTCTGCACCAGCCGCGCTGCTGCGGCCTCTGCATCTTCTTCTGGCACTTCCAAAACGATTTCATCATGGCAGTGCAAAACTACATCGTCGAGTTGACGCAAGGCGTAGCGCAGCAAGTCATTAGCGACAGCCTGTGTGATGTTCTCACACGCCAGACCGCGCCATAGCCGCGCCCTTGGCCACTCCTTAGCGTCGGCTGCGGGCTTCCAAGAAGCCTTCGCGTAGGTCAGGTTGCCTTCCTCGTCGAAACGGGCGAAAGGATAACATAACACACGGCCAGACGGAAGGGCATACCAAAGATGCAATCCGTCAAATAAATATGTAACGCGCCCCACTGTAAACTCACGGTTCTTATTCCGCATGGCACGCATATAAGTGTCTTCCAGACCAGACCAGTACGGCACGGCCCACTTGTTAGCCCTGCGCCATGCGTCAACCATGCGCTTTGCGCTGCTCTCGGTCATTATCAGACCGTAGATGCGACCCATGCTGGCGAACGCGCCAACGCCGCCAGCAAAGCCACAAGCTAACTCTTGCACCTTGCCAACTTGGCGCATGTGTGTGGTGACATCGCCGTAGCCCACAGAAAAGGTTGCCATAGCGTTGTGCTTGTACACGTCCTCACCCTTGGCAAAGATGTCCAGCTTGCGTTCGCCAAAGATGCTGTCGGACGCCCACGGCGTCACCCGCGCTTCAATAGCAGCCCAATCGGCAACGACTAGCCGCTTGCCTTTGCCTGCCATCAGCGACGGGCGCAGCATACCTTTTAGAACGTCAGTTACGCGACGGCCATGAGCGGGAACGATTCTGTGGCCGCGCACCATAGCCTGCCTTACTAATGCAGGGTCGCTGGCGCACTTTCGGGGGAAGTTGTGGACCTGTAGCCCATATGATGAAGCACGGCCAGTAGCACTCCCTCCTGCAAACACAAACGCTCCTCTAACCTTATGATCTTCCTCGTCAGCAAGCGCCGCGGCACGCTGGAATTTAGCGACGGACGATGCCCAGAGATCGTCCGCGCACTGGATAACTTCCGCAACTTCCGATGGTACTTCATCTGGATTATCCCCTGCCAGCGCAAGCAGGTTAGCCCGCACGTTCTTGTCGATAGATAGCTTAGGTTCGCCGTCCTTGTAAATGGTCGCTAGTTCAAGCGCCTGCGGCCCTACCCTGTCCAGCACCCACTTCTTCATCTTGGGGCTGCGGACGGACTTTATCTCGCCGTTTGTTATCTCTGCGACAATGTCTTGTATCTCAGCCAATTCAGCTTCAGCGTAGCGGACTGCCGCCTGCGCCAATGGCCGGTCAAGCAACACGCCGCGGTCGTTGATCCGCTCGTTGACATGATAGTCAGCCAACTCTTCGTCGGACAGCGGACGCTGCGCCTGCGCGATGGCGCGCATCGCACGGACATCTTGTTCGCAATAGTCAACCATTTCCTGCATCAGCTTGGCGTCTTCGCGGAATGTGCCGTCTGACTGCGGAATGGATAGCAAGCGGATCAGTTGCCCGCCGCGGTGGTCTTTCTTCATGGCCGCGCCAGCAAAGCGGCCTACATCCTCAAGGCTGCCGGGCGCACAGTTGGCGCGGGCTTGTGTTGCAGTGCAATAAAACTGCTCCAGCTTAAACTCTACCTGAAGGACGTACCAGAATATCAGGCGTTCGAACGCTGCGTTGTGCGCGTAGACTAGCCCCGTGTGATCCTTTACGGCTTGCGGGAAAGGCTCACTGGGGAGCCACGTCCGCACGTCTTCGTCATCAAATGCGTATGACATACACAACACGTCGGTGCTGGCGTCCTGCGCGTAATTGTACACGCCGCGGCTGCGAAGGTCGCACCGGCTGCGCGTCTCAAAGTCACACCAAAGAATGCTCATCCTAACTTACCTGCACTGTTGGTGGATTCTATGCGCTCAGTCAAAATAATCGCGCGCGTTTCTTTGCTTTTTGGTTGGTATGTACCTTTCCATGCGCTGTCTATACCAATGTTGCGCGCTACATTAGTGCTGTCGGCGCTGGCTAACGGTAGCTTTGAGAAGATAGCCGGGTTCAACATCCGCAAACCATGTAACTTGCACACGGGGCGGTCTGCGGCGTCGCATATCGCGCCAATAGCCTGTGTAGCGCGCCCCAAGAACCGCCGCGGCGTGGACACATCCCACTCGCCGCTTGACCCTATACACACACGCGGCCATTCATTAGCAAGACGGCGCAAACGCGTAATACTTTCGTTGATATGCCAAACCACGGCACCTTGATGTCTTGGAAAAGGCCATTTAGCGGCAAGCTGATCGTTTTCCTCTTCGCTGCCTTCAATCACATCGGGAATAACAGCAAAGTCAAAACCGGGGTGGTTACGCCAGTTGTCTACCCATGCGTAATAGTCGGGCCAATGCACGCCGCCGCCTTGCTTCCAAAACGTAAACGCGCCGTTGTCCAATGCAAATGATTGACAAATCTCAGTAGCCAAATTGATTTGTTGGGTTGCTGCAAACGACACAAACGCATGACGTGCGGTCCATACTTTAATCGCGCAAGTGTCAGGTGTTATAGGTCCGCCATGATAATGTATCATTCGCTGCGCTCCCATCGAGCATATATCCGCTCAAGCTGCCGACGTATCTCTACAGAATCACATTTTAAATGCGTGCCTATGTGTTCAGCTAAAAGTTCACCCCACAAAAGTTCATGGCAAAGTTCGCTATGGTCAAAAAACGCCAAAAACTTATCTAGTTCAATTTTGCGCGCGTCGGCGTCTACCATGTGATGGTCGTTACGCCACCACGCTATGACTTCCCACGTATGACCGTGTATGCGACCGTCGAGACCTTTATGCGCGGCGGAAATTACTCCGCTAACACCACTATATATAGCCATTTTATACCTCACTCTTCTGCTACTCGCCGGAGCGCCCCAACGCGCCCCGGCTTTCGCGCCCCTTTAAGCTACGCGACGACGACGACGCGCACCTTCAGGTGCTTCAGGTTCCGCAGCGACTTCCAACTCCGCGTCCTCTGATGGCTCAACCGAGTCGGTATCCATAGACACCCAATCGGTAATATCAAAGATAGGTGTAAAGATACGACCGTAGGTCTTGTGCTGGTAATGCTCTGACGATAGCGCGAGCAAGGGCACAGGCTTGGTCTGGTCTTTCTCGACCTGATCCGCGATGGCAACTGCCAACGCCTGCACTGCACGCTTGCCGCCAACCGATGTGGCTGTGAAGCGTGCCTGCATATCCTTGTCTTCGCCGTTGGTGCAAACCAGCATCATGCCAACTTGCATTTCCCACCCGCGCGCGGCGCCTGATGGCGCTGGCTCTAACGCTGGTAGCGGCTCTGACACCGGAACCAGCTTCTCAGCCAACACTTCGCCGTTACCCCACGCAATATAGCCGTGGACGAACGAGAACGGGTTAGCGGCCCACAGGCTGCCTTCCTCAACTTCGGTCTGGTCAGCACCGAAAACCCAATGACCTGTCTTGTCCATCTTGAGGATGACTGACCCAGTTGCACCAGCATCAGACTGAATGGAACGCAAAGCGCCAGAGAGTGATTGAACGGACGGCAAGTTAGCGCCGCCAAATGTAGTGATATTCGACATTGTATTGTACCTTTTCTGTTACTGTATTTTGGACATAGCTTTGGTAAGCATCTGTCCGATTTGTAAAACCTCTGGCCGAGAATCACTTTCCGGCGCAAGGGTTGAACCACTGGAGACAGCGACGATTAAGTCCGCTGGCAATTCTATCTTGGCTTTCTTCAAAGCCTTTTCCGCTTGTGCAGGCGACAGCGGCTTGGGTTCAGCCCATGCCTCAACGCCCGCTTGGGTCATGAAGGCTACAGCTTTATCCTCGTTTGTCCACTGTCTTGTTGCACGTTTGTTGACCAGCTTCCAGCCGGGGACTTTTGTCCCGCTTTCCAGAAGGCCATGCGCCAACTGCTGCAAATCACGGATAAACGCCTCGACGAGCGGCGCTTGTTCCAGATAGTGTGCTATCTGATCCATTGGCAGCGCGTCAATCTTGACTTTCAGTGCGCGGTCTACAGCGCCGGTCATGACAGGACAGACAGGCTTGGCAGCGCACCATTTGCAATGGTCGCCTGATGCCAACGGCGCGTCTGGACGCGCGGCAATCTTGACGGCAGCGGCAAGTTCTTTCTCAAACTCTTCAACGCGGTCTAACGTTGTCACCCACCGCTTAACATAGGGCGGCTGTACAATGATTAGTTCTACTTCTTTGGCTCCGTCGAAAGCCCACGCCGTTTCCGCCGTTCGCCTAGCTGCCGCAGCGTAGAAGAGCAACTGCGCGTTTTCGATGGCTTCAACAGCCACACCATCACCAAACTTCCAATCCAAAATAATCGCTCGATCACCAATGCGGCCAAGAAGATCGGTAGAACCAAAAACGTCAGGCAGAAAATCACCAAAACCAACCCTGCTCTCAACAGCATATTCCATCTCCAGTTTAGGATCAATCTGAAGCAGCCCTTCTAACGCGACGTGCAGCTTGTTGTCGATCAAGTCTTGGGTCAACACTGCATCATTGTGTCTGCGACCTAAATATGATTCAGGCGACGCATCTTTATCCAGAATGTCTGCAATGGTGTCATGCAGGAGCGTGCCTTCGTCGGCGTAGCTGCTGCTGGGTTGCGGTGGCATCTTGTCCACCAGCGCCACGCTGCCGG